CTTGCTGTAAATCACAAGCAGACAACAAAAAGGCTTAAAAATGGAAAAAAGATATTTGAGCGACAACGAAATTCGTGAGATGGCAGACGCCGCAGAAACTTGCTACGAGTGGACATCTTCTTGGAAGCAAGCTTTCCATGCAGCCAAGGAGTTTGCACAGGACGAACTCCAGGTTTCGCCTAACAAATCGGCGGTAGCGCTGGCGGTCAACCTGGCCAAATTGGCTTGGGAAACCAAGCTCATCACATCAAGGGGATCATCATGACAATCTACGGTTACATTCGAGTAAGCACCGAAGACCAGATCGACAACACCTCCCTCGAAACGCAAAAGAGCATGATCGAGGGCGTTGCCAAAGCCAATCAGTTGCCGGACAACAAAATTGTCTGGCTAGAAGACGGCGGCATCTCCGGCGTGAAGCCCTTTATGGAGCGACCAGCCGTTGCGCCTAAAGTGTTTCGCAATGGTGATGTAATTATCGTCTCTGCCCTGGATCGTTTCTCTAGGGACATGAGAGACTGCTTAAACGCAGTTCATGACCTTAAGGAGCGCAGAGTTAAGCTCATTATAAACGGTCACGGCGATGTGACTGACGATAGCAATCTTTACTCGCGCTTGATGTTTGAGATTCTCGGAGCCTTTGCAGGGCATGAGAGAAGAACGATCCGAATGCGCATGGCCAACGGCAAAAAAGCCAAGTCGAAGAAGGGCGGCTACATTGGCGGCAAAGTGCCCTGGGGCATGGAAGTTGTGGGAGAAGGGCAGGACGCAAATCTGGTGCCGTTGTTTCCCAGAAGGGAAGAAGCGATCTGGAGAATGAAGAGCATTCGCAACCGAGAAAACAAATACGGCAGAAAAACTTCCTATCGTGCTGTAGCTGAAGAGATCACAAATATTTATAATCATCCCATCAACCACAACACTGTGAAGGCCATTGTCGAACGCAGCTAATCCCTTCAAAGATTTTCTTAAGCGCTATCGCCACGATCCTGTGGCTTTCGTGCGTCAGGTTTTAAAAACGGAGCCCGACGCCTGGCAGTCCGATCTACTAAACGCCATTCAATCTGGCGAGCGTAAAATCTCAATTCGTTCTGGGCACGGCGTCGGAAAAAGTACGACGGCATCCTGGGCCATGCTCTGGTTTTTGATCACTCGCTACCCAGTTAAGATCGTGGTAACGGCACCCACTAGCGCTCAATTATTTGATGCATTGTTTGCTGAACTTAAGCGCTGGATCAACGAGCTCCCAGCACCACTGAAAGAGATTTTAGACGTAAAATCAGACCGCGTGAGCCACAAAGCCGCGTCCAGCGAGGCATTCATTAGTTGCCGGACAAGTCGCGCAGAAACGCCCGAGGCGCTCCAGGGCGTCCACTCAGAGAACGTGCTATTGATTTGCGATGAGGCGTCCGCGATTCCAGAGGCCGTGTTCGAGGCCGCAGCCGGATCGATGTCCGGCGAAAACGCTTGTACGATTTTATTGGGCAATCCAACGCGGAGCTCAGGTTTCTTTTTTGATACGCACCATCGCCAGGCAAACGATTGGTGGACCCGGAAAGTGAGTTGCGCAGACAGTCCTAGAGTGTCCGAAGATTACATACAAGAGATGGGCAGGAGATACGGCGAAGAGAGCAACGCATTCAGAGTGCGGGTGCTTGGCGAGTTTCCGGCGAGGGATGATGACACGGCAATCCCCCTCGAGCTCGTAGAAGCTGCGCAAACAAGAGAAGTAGAAATCTTAGAAGACGAGCCCATTATTTGGGGGCTGGACGTTGCGCGTTTTGGTAGCGCAAAAAGCGTCTTGTGCAAACGCCAGGGCCGAAAGATTCTTGCGCTTACGTCGTGGAAAAATTTAGACCTAATGAGACTGGCGGGAGCGGTCGTTGCAGAATATGAGAGTCTGCATCCTCGGTTGCAACCCCAGCGGATTTGCATCGATAGTATCGGTGTTGGGGGAGGGGTGTGCGATCGCTTGAGAGAGCTCGGCCTCCCCGCTATCGGCATCAACACCGCCGAGGCTCCTGCACTTCGCGCTACTTACTTAAACCTCAGAGCGGAGCTCTGGTTCAAGCTGAAAGCTTACCTAGAAGCGAGAGATTGCTCGATCCCAAAAGACGATAACTTGCTCGCTGAGTTGGTGTCCGTTAAATATAAATTCACTAGCTCTGGCAAGCTTCAAATCGAATCAAAAGACGAGATGAAACGACGCGGACTTAATTCGCCGGACCATGGCGATGCAGTGTGCCTCACCTTCGCCGTAGAGGGCGCAACCGTGATGCACGGCGGCTCTCTTTCCAGTGATTGGAACAAACCAATTAGGCGTAACCTCCAAATGGTTTGATAAAATAATAGACTACCTTTAACCCCATATATGGTGGTCTACCTATGGCAATGACAGATAATCCCAAGCCTTATAAGCGCGGTCCAGCAGGACTTCGAGATGCAGCCGTGGACGTTGCAATAATCCTCAACGCAAGCGGCATGAAGAAAAAGCGCAAGGCAAAGAAGAAAAAGTAATCGATGGCAGTCCCTTTACTTAGAGCCCTGGGCGCAACTGGTGCAGCCGCTGCTGCTTTGCAGCCGAAAGATGCCGAAGCTGGTTTACTGAACCAGGCTGCGAAAGCGTTACGCGAATCAAGTCAGATTGCAAAACGAACCGAAGCCGACGAACTTGGAATTGGTCGAGGCAAACGCAACGTAGCCAATCGCGTAACTCTTAGCGCAAACGAAAAAGAAAAGATTCGGTCTAGTATCAAAGGCAAAAAAATTAAAGAAATCGACGCATTCAATTTAGCGAGGGATTTTAAAAAAAGGCATCCGAAAAGCGATTGGGCTCAACCAGAAATAACAGGAATAGAACAAAGCAATAAAGGCGAGTTAAAGCTTTTAACTAAAAACATCCCTTATGGTTTTCACAAAAATAAACAGGGAAAATTTATCACGCCAGGTACGCCAGCATTTAATAAAATTAGCGATAATCTTGCGAATGAAATAATTGAAATAGAGCGCCTTAGCCAACAGGGTGACCCCGCTGCAACTCGGATAATGAATAACGCTGGGTGGTATAAAAACGTCGAGTCAAGAATGCGCAGCGAATACGGCAGCTTCAGTCAAATGATGGGAGACATTCTTGGCGCTACCAGCCCAAACACCCCGGTCGCTACTAATTTTAAATTTTCACAAGATATTTTACAGAGAGCCACGCAAGGCGATTTTGATGACTTGATGAATGGTTTTGCTGATGCGCTTGATCGCCGCTATGCATTGCAAGATGAGGCGGCTTCGTATTTAGAAACGAACCAAGCGGCTGGACGAACAAAAAAAGCAGCTAAGTTAGATCCATATTATTTGCAATTAGAAGATCAGGCAAAAAACATAAGCAAGAATTTGCAAGCGAATGAAAACACAATCAAACAATTGTCGCGAGATCCAGAAACTGGCGAGCTAAAAAACTACGGCATTAATTCTTATAACGCGATGATTGCGCTTGCTGATCGTTGGCGAGTTCTTAGACCTGGAGGAGCTCCTAAAGCAAAAAACTTTAGCGGCAATCTTACAGGACGATCTGAACAAGCAACGATAGATGTTTGGTCTGCGCGTAACTTGCGAAAACATGCAGGACAAAAACCCATTCCATCGATGGCAGAAAATGGCGTAACTGGAAACATTGTAGACACAGAAAATTTTAGAAATAGTCTTGAGTTCGGCTTTGGCCAAGATGTTATTGCTGATGCAACTGCAAAGATTAATTCAGCAACTGGCTTGGGACTAGATCCTCGAGATGTGCAAGCTTTGCAGTGGTTTGCTGAAAAAGACCTTTGGACTAAAAAAGGATGGACCAGCACTCAGGGAGAGGGCGGATCGTTCGAGACAATGATGGATGCTGATCCTGTTGAATCTTTGTTTTTAGGTTTAAGTCGAGAGCAAAGCGAAAAATTTCAGGGTAATGATTTTATTCCTACTCCCGCAGAAAGCGAGCGCACGGCAAAAGAAATTCTTGCAGCTGGAAGAACTGATCCAGATATCAGAGCTACAAAAGGTTTGCCAACTCGCGGCGCTTACATGGGCGATCCTGAAACCGCGATGGATATCGACATTGTTAGTAATCAAGATATGTTGCCTGTCGATGTGCTAGACGCGGCAACAAGACAAGCCGTCACAGATCAACAAGACAGTTTTTTTATTGCGCGAAGACAAGACGGGTTAGGCGCGTTACAACCTGGTTTATTTAACGTCGGCACGGAAATTTATTTCAAAGATCCTGTGCAAGCTGGCTCGCCTTTAATTAAACAAATTGAGAGTCGATTAATAGAAAGCGATCTTCCTGCGTACACAATGGTCGTAGATCCTCGAGATGCAAATAGCGTTGTTGGAATGCGTGTTTTGGATGTTCCACAATTTGCAAATCCTGGGCGTTTTGCTACAATTTCACCCCAAGACTACGATAGGTATGTCCGTGAACAATTCCAAAATTTCGACCAAATTGGAAACGCCCTTAGATCTGAATTCCCACAGATTGCCAACGCAAACCCTTCGTACTTTGACGTCAACGTCAAGTCCAAGCGAGCGTCTGAAAAATACCTTGAACAACTTGAGAACGATGAAGTCGATCTTGATGCACAACGACAAGATTTTTACGGCTTCAAACCAGCAAGAGAGCGTTTCGAAGAGTTCTATCGCGAGGCTGGAATGGCGGATCAGGGAAGCGGAACAAGCCTTGGCCCAGGTCAGCAAGGAGCAATCGACCCCCGACTAGCCCTTGGCATTGCTGGCGGGGCAGGAACAACTGCTTTAGCTGCACCGCAATTTTTCCAATCTGATACACCAGCTGGTGGCATGGGGGTTACAGTGCCGCCACCACCGAGTGAGCCTGCGCCATATACCGGGTTGCTTGATGTCCAGCGTCAACTTGAAACCGAACCAACTACCCAAGAAAAACTCAGAGGCATTCTAGATGTTGCCGCGAACGCTGGCCAGGCATTAATCGCACCAATTAGCGAAGCGCCTTTCACGTTAATGGAAGCATTAACAACTGATACGCCTACATCACAAATACGAGAAAACCAAGCTCGTCGATTAGCACAAATGGATTTTCAACCTGGTGCGCTTGGCCAGCAATATACCGAGAACGCACAACGCGCTATCGGCAACGCAATCAATAATTCCAACTTACTTAATGCGCTAGGCAATATTTATGACCGCTCGCGCATTCTCCAAACACCAGAACGTGCCATAAATCAATTGCCTGATCGAGCAAGGCTAATTGGCAGTTCATTATTATCGGCAGCAGGATTATGAGCGAACTAGAAATCGTACAAGAAGATCAATTTGAAGAAGACGCAATGGAGGACCAAGGCGGCGATGAAAATTTAGATAGCGTGGTCCGACTCGCCATTGAGGACGCCGTTGATTTCATCGACAACACCATGAGTCCTCGCCGGGCAGAAGCTGCTGATTATTATGAGGGCGCTCCGCTCGGAAATGAGCAAGAAGGCAGAAGCCAGGCACAAACGATGGATGTGCGCGACGTTGTGCAATCGATGCTGCCTAGCCTGATGAGAATTTTTTGTGGATCAGAAAAAGTGGTTGAGTATGCCCCTTCTGGTCCCGAAGACATTGAGATGGCAAAGCAAGCGACTGACTACGTTAATTACGTTTTAGAGAATGATCAGGACCAGAGCTACATAGAGATCCTCTACCAGACGTTTAAAGATGCCTTAGTCAAAGGCGCTGGAATCCTCAAGTACGATTGGCGGGAAACAGAGAGCGTTGAGAGCGAAAATTTAGATATGATAACCGATGAAGGATTGGCCGCGCTTAACAGTGATGAAAATGCGGAAATCACCCGGCTTGATACTAGAATGGCCGATGGCATTCCTTTGCATTCGGTCACGGTCACACGCCGAACAATCAATGGCCGAGTGGTGGTTGCTTCCGTTCCTCCCGAAGAATTTTTAGTGAATCGATACGCAAGAAGTTTTAGCGATGCTGACATCGTTGCACACAGAAAATACGTTACGGTGTCTGAGCTCGTTGAGATGGGTTACGACTTTGAGGAAATGCTTTCCTTCGCTACGGACGATGACGATTTTGAGCTCACCAATCAAGAATCAAGGCAACGAGTGCCCGACGGCGTAAACCGAGATTTTCAAGACGATCAAAGTCGAAAGCGAGTGCTTTACGTTGAGGCTTACATGCAACTCGACACCAGCGGTGACGGTGTGAGTGAGCTCCGCAAAATTTGCACGGCAGGACCGAGCTACGAAATATTAAGAAACGAACCAGCCGATGACATTCCTTTTGCATTTTTTAACCCGGACCCGGAGCCCCATGCCTTTTTTGGTTTGAGCGTTGCGGATCTTGTGATGGACATTCAAAGAATTAAAAGCGCGGTGCTCAGGAGCTCCCTTGACTCTCTGGCAATGTCTACGCATCCGAGAGTTGGAATCGTGGAAGGCCAGGCATCCCTCGAGGACGTTATGAACGTCGAGGCGGGTGGTGTGATCCGCATGAGAAACCCTGGAGCCGTGGTGCCCTTTACCCTCCCTTATGTGGGCCAGAGCGCCTTTCCGATGATGGAGTATCTCGATCAAATGCGAGAGAACCGCACCGGAATTTCAAAAGCCGCCGCTGGTCTATCGCCTGATCAGTTGCAGAGCTCTACCTTGGCAGCAGTCACGCAGACAATTAGCGCAGCCCAGCAACGCATCGAAATGGTTGCGAGGTTGTTTGCTGAAAACGGAATGAAGCGATTATACAAAGGCGTTTTAAAACTGGTCCACACTTACCAGGATCAAGAGCGCGTGATCAGATTGCGCAATCAATTTGTGCCAGTGCAGCCAGATAAATTCAGCACTAACATGGATGTGGTAACGAACATTGCACTTGGTGCTGGAGGCAACCAGGAACGCTTGGCTTTGCTTGGCCAGGTTGCCCAGATTCAAGAGAAGCTCTTACAGCAACTTGGTCCAGACAATCCGATTGTGAATGCGCAAAATTATTACAACACCCTGGTATCCACTTTGGAGCTCGGCGGCATCAAAGATATCAACCGTTACTTTACCGACCCGGCTCAGTATCAGCCTCAACAACCCCAAGAGCCGCCTAAGCCCGATATCAATGAGCAACTGATTCAGGTTCAGATGTCAGAGATCCAGGCCAACATCCAAAAGAAAGCGGCAGAGCTCGAGCTCGAAAGAGAAAAGATGATCCGAGAAGATGACCGGCGACGCGACGAAACTGAAATGAATTTCGAACTGAAGGCCGTTGAGATCGCAGCGAAATACAACACGCAAATTGACACGGCTTCAATCAAGGCAAACGCAGAGCGTGATCGAGAGATGGTTAAAGCATTAAGCCAGCCACCGCAAGGACCAACCAATGTCGGAGGTTGATAAGAATTACGAATTAGCACTGCAAAGATTTTTCGATGATCCAAATTTTCAAGAAATGGTAGACCGTTTGAAATTTGAATTATTCGAGGAGTGGCAGCGATCTAGCAAGAGTGACGAGCGTGATCGCATTTTCGCAAAACTGGAAGTGGTCGAGCAAACGATGAACGCTCTTAGGGCGGCAGCGGACTCGATAGCTTTTGAGAAGCAAAAGCAAGGACTAAATTAAATGGCAGATGATAAAATAATAGATAGTGGCAATCCCATATCTGGGATTACGACGAATCAAGCGCAAACGCAAATCATGGATTTGTTGGCTCCCGAAGAGGACACAGCTAATGAAAATGAAGAGGCGGTTGACGAGTCTTCTTTATTAGACGAAGAAGGCGAGGTATTAGAAGACGCTGAGTTTGAGGAAGACGAAGAACTCGAGGATGAAGATGCCGAACTGGTGGACGAGGAGGATGACCTCGATGACGAAAGCCAAGTCGCAGAAACATTCACCGTTAAGATTGCGGGTGAAGAAGTAGAAGTAGACCTGGCGGAACTGAAATCGGGTTACTCGCGGACATCAGATTATACGAAGAAGAGTCAGGCATTGGCCGAAGAGCGAAAGCTTTTCATGCAAGATCGTGATGCCGTCTCTTTGGAGCGCCAGCAATACGCTCAATTATTAGGAGCATTGCAAGCGCAGATTGGAGCGACTGATGAGCCAGCGCCCGACTTCGATAGTCTGTACGAGACAGATCCGATTGAGGCGACCAGGCAAGAAAGGCAATGGACAAAGCGCCAACAAGAACGAGCGCAAAAACTTGCTGCAATTCAGGCTGAACAGGCGAGGGTAAGCCAAGCAAGCCAGAAGGAACAGCAGGAGCAAATGCAACATTTGTTGAACGCTGAAGTGGCACGACTGCCGGATTTAATCCCGGCTTGGAAAGATGAGAAAGTTGCGAAGCGAGAGAGTGAAGAATTAAAAACTTACCTCGCAGACCAAGGAATCTCCGAAGAAGAAATGGGAGCCTTGGTGAGAGCATCTCACATAAACGTGCTTAGAAAGGCCATGCTTTTCGACAAGGGCCAGAGACGAGTGAAAAAAGCGACTCGGGCTCGCAGGAAAAATTCGGTGCAACCTGGGGCGAGTAGCGCTCAAGTTAGACCGGGCTCCAAGAGGGTGAAGACCCAACGTCAACGTCTTGCAAACGGTGGCCGCATCGATGATGCAGTCAATTTAGTTGAATCTTTATTAGGTTAGGAGCTAACACTAATGACAATTATCACAAATACCGCGACGCGGTACGGCGTTAATTCTCTCCGGGAGGATTTTTCGCGGATCGTGTACGACATCTCGCCCGAAACTACGCCTTTTATTTCAAATATGACAAAGCGTAGAAAGGCAACGAATACAATTTTTGAATGGCAGATTGATTCACTCGCAAGCGCAGCAAGTAACGCGCAAATCGATGGTGATGATCTTGCTAGTTTTACTGCCATCACGGCAACCACAAAGCTCTCCAACGTTACAATGATTAGCCGTAAAGATGCCATAGTGGCAGATAACCTTAACGGCGCTATAGACCAGGCTGGTATGCGATCTCAGTTAGCGTATCAGATAACAAAAAAGGGCAACGAACTGAAGCGAGACATGGAGTTTAACCTCGTGGGTGTGAACGTCGCTGCCGTTGGTGGAGCCGCTGGCACGGCGCGTAAAACGGCCTCGTTATCAGCTTGGTTGACCAGTAACGTGGGCCGAGGAACTGGCGGAGCATCAGGCACCTTGTCGAATGGTATGCCAAACGCGGCAGCAACAGACTCATCCGCTGGTAATCAGAGGGCCGCAACAGAAGTGCTCATGAAGCCTGTCTTGCAATCCATGTGGAGCAACGGCGGTGATCCTCGGTTCATTATGGTTGGTCCTTTCAACAAAGGCGCGGTCAGTGGCTTTGCTGGCATAGCGGCACAACGATACATGGCCCCAAGCGATAGTCCTACGACGATTATTGGTGCTGCTGATGTCTATATGTCGGACTTCGGATCTGTGCAGATCGTCCCTAACAGATTTTCTAGGGAAAGAGACATGTACATGATCGATCCTGACATGGTTGAGCTCGTAACACTTCGGCCAATGGCGGTGACTGAACTGGCGAAGACTGGAGATGCCAGCAAGTTCATGACTTTGGTGGAATATGGCCTTCAGGTTAACAACGAAGCCGGACTTGGTGTCCTGGCTGACTTGACAACTAGCTAATGTCAGATAGACGCACCCTAGAGTTTGACCCCTTAACCGGGGTCAAGCACGACTTTATCTTTGAGGCGGGTGACAAACCGTCTCAAGATAGATTCGTCATAGAGACAACCCAGGACGTCACTGAGCTTATAAAACGTAATAAGCGCAGCTTAAATGATATTGATCGCCACCAGCCTTACGGCGAGTGGTCGAAGATTGCATCTCTGCCTCTCTCTGTTTATTGGGATTTAAAAAAGCAAGGCATCGTTGATGATCGCAATGCGTTTAAGAAGTGGCTAAACGATCCTGACAATAAATATTATCGGACCAGGGTTGGGAAAGTCTGATGGCAATCGATACCTATTCTGAATTAAAAAGTGCAATCGCAGATTGGCTTAACCGATCCGATCTAACAAGCGTAATACCAAATTTCATTGAGCTCGCAGAAGCGGAGCTCACTCGAAACTTACGTCATCGAAAGATGATTGTTCGCGCTGATGCGACCATCGATTCTGAATATACCCAGACGCCTGATGATTGGTTCCAGACGCAGACGTTAATACTGGAGACAGATCCAATTACGACGCTTTCGTATCTGACCCCAGATGCCCTGAACGAGAAACGAAAATCTTCGAGTGCAAACGGTAAGCCTTTGTTCTACACGATGATAGGAACAGAGATTCAGGTCTACCCTGTGCCGAGCGGTGACTATACAGCGGAGCTCGTTTACTACGCCAAGATCCCAGCTTTATCGGATAGCCAGACAACAAACTGGCTTTTGGATTTCGCTCCTGACATTTATTTGTATGGATCGCTGATGCAATCAGCGCCATACCTTCAGGACGATCAGCGGCTATCCGTGTGGAACGCACTCTACGCACAAAAAATACTGGATATCGAGATAAGCAATGAGCGCACTACTGGCCAAACTTCGGTTCGAATGCGAGCCCCGGTTTTAGGATAAAAAATATGCCTTTATCAAATTTTTTAGCAAATGAAATTTTAGATGATGTTTTCAGTGGGAATGCTTATTCGCCCCCTGGCACATTTTATTTGGCTCTCTACACATCCGCACCGAGCGCGGCTGGGGGAGGGACAGAAATATCAGGCAATGGCTACACAAGAAAGACCGTTGCCTTTACCACGACTGCGCAGCAATCAACAAATTCCGGGGCCGTCGAGTTTCCAACGGCGACAGGGAGTTGGGGAACCATTGTGGCCGTAGGCGTGTTCGATGCGAGTACGAGCGGGAATTTACTGTGCTATGCATCTTTATCAAGTTCTAAAACGATCACCACTGGCGATGTGCTAAGAGTCCCTAGTGGTGATTTGGATATCAATTTAGCGTGAGTGTTGAGTCGGGTTGGGGCTCAAGCGCCTGGGGTTTAGGAAAATATGGTGTTGAATCGAATGAAGACATTGCTGCAACCATTAACGCGGCTGCGACCATTACTTGTAGTGCCACAGAAAGCATGGGGCTCTCTGCTGTTTGCAATGCAGCGGCCACGGTTAGCTGTACAGCGGGCCAGGTCTTTTTTGGACTCGCTCAGATCGACGGTGCTTGCACTTTTACAGCGAGTGCGAGATTTCTTTGGGAGCCGCAAGCAGCAGCCACCACCACCTGGACAAAACAAGTCGCGTAAGAAGAGGAAGAAAGTAGATGCCTAGCACATACACAAATGATTTGAGACTTGAGCTCATCGCGGTTGGCGAGGGCGCGGGGTCAGCACCCAACGACTGGGGCTCAAAAACAAACGTCAATCTTACAAGCATTGCTGAAGCCCTTGGCGCTGGCATAGAGCAAATGGCGAGCGATGCAGATGCCACAATCACTATGGCGGATGGTGCGAGTGATCAGTTCAGATCGCTGTTTTTAAAGATAACGAGTGCCGGAAGCCTGACCGCTACCCGGACATTAACTTTTGCGCCTAACACAATCAGCAAGCTCTGGATAATCGAAAACGCAACCACTGGCAGCCAATCAATTACGATTAGCCAGGGGACTGGCGCAAACGTGACCATTGCTTCCGGGGCAACGAAAGTTATTTATACCGATGGCGCAGGAAGTGGGGCCGCCGTGGTTGATGCGCTCGTTGATCTTGCTCTGACCGGAACGACAACGATTGCCAATGCAACCATAGCCGCTGGCACATTCACCGGGAGCCAGATTGATTTGCTTGCACAAGGCGACCTTCGTTTGCAGGACGCGGCTGGGAATCAGTACGCCGCAATTCAAGCTCCCACAACCATTGCAAGCAGCTACACGATCACGCTCCCGGCCAATGACGGTGATGCGGGTCAATATCTGCAAACAGATGGTGCGGGTGTAACTTCATGGGCAGCAGCCGGGGGAGTCTCGCTTGCTAAAACCTTTTTCTTTGGACAAATGTAATTTTAGGAAAAAATTATGACAGTACGGATAAGCGGCGTTGATCTCAGCGCCAACACAACGGCAAATATCGGACAGGCGGGCTCAAGTGCCGGGGGGACGTATACAGTCCATATTCTTAATAGAGGTACGTCAAATGCTCATGTGCAGCTAGGAGTAGGGGATTCTTCTGCTACCTTTGCAAACGCCACAAAATTACTAGAAGAAACTTTAGTCGGAGCAAAAGAATCAATTTCTTTTTCTCCAATCGTTTGTGGGGCATCTGACTATATAATTGGGCGCAGCACCGTGGCATCCGTCACAATGACCCTAATGGGTTACGATGAGTAGAAGGAGATAATAATGGCCGGATTGAGTAGAAATTTTCTTTTAAAACAAAAAGCATTCCCTGATGATCCTCCTGCTTCTTATGATTCTACTTTTATGGATTTTTACGGATCAGGTATGGGGACTATGAATGGAACTAATTATCTGCCCGGATTTGCTAATGATGCCGGAAATTATTACAGCATTACATTTCCTATGAATGTCTCAACCACTATGACTTATAAACAGGGTGACGGAACAACAATAACCTCTGGTTCTTGGAATGGAGGCTGGACTGCATCAGAGGTTGCTGACGGAAGTGGGAATAGTGGTAATTATTTTAGTGGTGTATATATGGATACCACAGACAACGCCTTATATGCAGTCGTGCAAGACACAAATGCTTCTCCATCCCAGTATGGTTTAGCTAAAATTGATAGATTTGGATCTTCCAGTTTAATAGGAGGGAGTTGGTATAATGTTGCCGCCGCTGATAACACAGCCGTAGGGGTTGGGGCTAGTTGGATAATGCCTCTTAGAAGGACAGGTGGAGATGGCTCTGGCAATTTTGAACTGATTAGTGCCTATAGCCCAAGCAATAATTACAGAATGATAAAGTATACATTCAATGTAAGCACAGGGGCTATGACAACATCAGACGTATTGCCAGCGGCTTCAACTAATGCTGATCTTTGGTATTACCCCATGCTTGGCCCAACTTCAAACAATATAATTCTTGGTGCAGGTTATTCAGACACCACTGGAGATTCTGGCCATGTACGAGGATATCTCATCAACACCTCAACAGGAAAACATACTGCTAGATATACCATTCTTGCCAACAACATTAGTGGCGGTGGAATGAGTGCATTTTACCGAGGGACAGCTATTGGACGCGCTATTTATTGGAGAGGGAAGGTACTTATAGGTAATGGTGATGGAAATATTGCTGCTTATGACGAAACAGATGT